TTTTCACTTTCCAATCTTTTCAACCACTTACTCCCCCACTTTTCCTTATCACATTCACAATTCACTTCATCTAAACTAGGGCATATATGTTATAGTTTCTGTGGTTCGCGCAACTTTCTTACTTTCACTCGCTGACGAGATTATAATTTGTTGCGTGGACCCCCACCCCCTTTGTAATTTTATTACTTTGTTTCATATTTCTGTATATGGAAACCACCCCCTTTGCAATTTCTGGTCCCCTTTGATAGCCGGTATTGCTATCAGGGGTAGTTATGACGCCTAGTCGGTTTCTTGATGTATTGGCTGCTATGTTGTTTATTGTGGCGGTCTTTGTGGCTGGCGCGTTTATAGGGTCATGGCTGATTGTTATGTTAATAGCGGTATTGTTTTAGGGGTTGTAATGTTGGTGATCTTTCTCTAGGTTGTATTGGTGTCTATCCTCCGTAGGCATGTGTCTCCTTTTGAAACTTGCCCGGTGGCTTTAGGGCTGCCGGGTTTTTTTTGGTGATTTATGGACGCTGCTGCTATTGCTCAGATATTGCCAAAGTTATCTTCGATGCCGATTGCGGATCAGGTTGAGTTGTTGAAGCTGTTGGAGGGTTTGGAGGACGCTAAGGATAAGGAGAAGGCTAAAGGCGACTTTCTTACATTTGTGAAGCGTATGTGGCCTGGGTTTATTGAGGGGCCACATCACAAAATAATGGCCGATACTTTCAATCGCGTCCTCAAGGGGGAATGTAAGAGGGTTATTATTAATATGCCCCCTCGTCACACAAAATCGGAATTTGCTTCATATTTATTGCCCGCTTGGTTTATGGGTAATTATCCAGAAAAGAAGATTATCCAAGCCACCCATACTGCTGAGTTGGCGGTTGATTTCGGGCGCAAGGTTAGAAACTTAATCAAAGACGATGCTTTTGGTGATGTGTTTCCTGGGGTTGGGTTGCGGGCTGACTCGACTGCTTCTGGCCGGTGGAACACTACATCGAATGGCGCCTATTTTGCCGTGGGTGTTGGTGGCGCTATTGCTGGTAAGGGCGCTGATCTATTTATCATTGATGACCCTGTTTCAGAACAGCAGGCTATTCAGGCTGCTCATGATCCTAAAGTATTTGAGAAGGTGTATGAGTGGTATTCCTCTGGCCCTAGGCAGCGGCTACAGCCTAATGCGGCTATTGTAGTGGTGATGACCCGCTGGGGTGTTGGTGATCTTACAGGGCGCCTTGTGCAAGCCTCTATTGACCGTGGGGATGGGGACCAATGGGAGGTGATTGAGTTACCTGCTATTCTCCCATCCGGTGAACCTATGTGGCCTGCGTTCTGGTCAAAACCCGCCCTAGAGGCTTTGAAGGCCGAACTGCCCGCATCCAAGTGGAACGCTCAGTACCAACAGCAACCCACCTCAGAAGAAGGGGCTATTCTCAAACGAGAATGGTGGCGCCGTTGGGATAAGAAGCGGTTGCCCCAATGTGAATACATTATCATTGCCTCGGATACCGCCTTCACCAAAAACAACCGGAGCGACTATTCGGCCTTTACCGTTTGGGGGGTATTCGAGAACGAGAATGAAGGCGGGTCTAACATTATCATGTTGGACGCCTGGAAGGATCGTTTGGAGTTCCCTGATCTGAAGGCTAAGGCCATTGAGATATATAAGGAATGGGAGCCTGATACCTTCCTGATTGAAGCCAAGGCGTCCGGGTTGCCTTTGATCCATGAATTGAGACAGGCTGGGGTGATGGTTTCTGAGTTCACCCCTACCCGAGCATCCGGGGATAAGGTGATGCGCGCTAATTCTATCTCTGACATATTTGCATCAGGGGTTGTTTGGGCGCCGACCGGTAATTGGGCTAATGAAGTGATTGAGGAATGTGCTGCCTTTCCTGTTGGGGCGCATGATGACTATGTTGATACTGTCATTATGGCCCTTATGAGGTACAGGCAGGGTGGTTTATTGAGGCTTCCAAGTGATGATGAGGACGATTATAGTCCACCCGCTAGGGCTGAATACTATTAAATGGCTTGACAGGGGTGTTTTACTTGGACCATACCCCGATTATGGAGAGTTTGAATGAGTGTTGAAAAGCCTCTTGAGTATTCATTGGACGGGGGCGCCCCTGACCTTACTATTGGTGTTTTGAATCCAGAGGCCGTCACCATTGAGACTGAAGATGGTGGCGCCATTGTTATCTTTGGTTCTGAAGAAGATGGTGAACCGGAGTTTGGTTCTAATCTAGCTGAGTATATTGATGATAGTGTTATTGGTTCTATTTCCCAGGAACTTATTGCCCATTTTGATAATGATTTGAGGTCTAGGGCTGATTGGGAAAAGACATACAAGAGTGGTTTGGACCTTCTTGGTTTGAAAATTGAAGATCGTTCTACCCCTTGGGCTGGGGCTTGTGGGGTGTTTCACCCTATTCTGTCTGAAGCGGCGGTTAGGTTTCAGTCTCAGTCTATTATGGAGACTTTCCCTGCCGGTGGCCCCGTCCGAACCCATATTGAGGGTAAGGTCACACCAGAGAAAGAGAAGCAGGCCCTTCGAGTTAAGAATGATCTAAACTATCATTTGACTAAAAAGATGAGTGAGTACCGTTCCGAGCATGAACGGCTGCTGTTTAACCTTCCCTTGGCTGGGGCCGCGTTTAAGAAGGTGTATTTTGACCCTTCATTCGGGCGCCCTGTAGCAATGTTTGTGCCAGCAGAAGATTTAGTGGCGCCATATGGGGCTTCTGATTTGTTTTCCTGCCCCCGCTATACCCACATTATGTATAAATATCCTAATGAATTGAAGAAGTTGCAGGTTTCAGGGTTCTATAGGGACATTGATTTGCCCGAACCCGTAACGCAGATCAGTCAAATTCAGCAGAGTAAGAATGAATTGACGGGCGAGACTGAGGCTAATGCTGATGATCGCCACCAACTCCTTGAAATGCACGTCGAATTGGACATTGAAGGGTTTGAGGACAAGGGGGAGGACGGCGAACCTACGGGTATTGCCCTTCCTTACGTTGTCACTATTGATCGCCAGAGTGGTTTGGTGCTGTCTATCTATCGGAACTGGCGCCAGGATGATCCGCTGAAGCTGAAGCGGATGCACTTCGTTCAATATGGGTATGTTCCTGGGTTTGGGTTCTATGCCTTTGGTTTGATTCATTTGATTGGTGGTATTGCCAAGTCTGCCACGTCTATTCTTCGGCAGCTTGTGGATGCCGGGACGTTGGCTAACCTCCCGGCTGGTTTGAAGGCTCGTGGATTGAGGATTAAGGGCGATAGTACGCCTTTGATGCCGGGTGAATTTAGGGACGTTGATGTTCCTTCTGGCGCCATTAAGGACGCTATTACCTTCCTTCCGTACAAAGAGCCCTCTCAGGTGCTTGCCGCCCTATTGGGGACTATGGTGGAAGAGGGGCGCCGGTTTGCTTCTATTGCTGACTTGCAGATTGGGGACTCGAATCAACAGGCCCCGGTAGGCACCACGCTTGCTCTTATGGAGCGGGCGATGAAGGTTATGTCTGCCGTCCAAGCGAGGCTCCATGCTTCCTTGGCGCAGGAGTTGGATATTCTGGTCGAGATTATCAAGACCCACGCGCCTGATGAATATGAGTATGAGACTGATCCAGGCGCTACCCGTGGTAAGGATTATGATGACCGGGTAGATGTGATTCCAGTTACCGACCCTAACGCGGCTTCTTTGTCGCAGCGGGTGGTTCAATATCAGGCAGCCCTACAGTTGGCGGCACAAGCCCCGAATATGTATGACTTGCCTGAACTGCATCGGCAGATGCTCGCTGTGCTTGGTATCAATGATATTGACAAAATTATCCCTTCGACCAAAGACAAACGGCCTGCCGACCCCATTTCTGAGAATATGGATATTCTGAACGGCAAGCCCGTCAAGGCGTTCATTTATCAGGATCACGAAGCCCATATCCAGGCCCATATGTCTGCCATGCAGAACCCTCGTATTATGGCGCTGGTGGGGCAGAACCCGATGGCAGGCTCTATCCAGGCCGCTATGATGGCCCATATCAATGAGCATATCGCCTTCCAGTATCGCCGGGAGATTGAAGAGCAGCTTGGTGTGCAGTTGCCAGAGCCTAATGCTGAATTGCCGGAAGATGTGGAAGTGATGCTGTCTAAGCTGGTTGCCGAGGCTTCTAATCGCCTTCTTGCTAAGGATCAGGCAGAGGCGCAACAGCAGCAGATTCAACAGCAGATGCAAGACCCGGTGGTTCAAGCGCAGATGCAGGACGCTCAGAATAAGGCTATGGAAGTCCAGCGCAAGATTGCTAAAGATCAAGCTGACAATATGGCAAAGGCGGATCAGCGGCAAATTGAGCGTGATCGGATTGAGTCTCAGGAGCGTATTGCCGGGGTTAATGCCGGGATCAAGGCATCAAACGAGCGCGACAAGAACATCTTGACTGCCGATAAGAATAAAGCTGATGCAACGCTGGCTGGGTTTAAGGCCGGTCAGGAAATGATGAGGGGCCTCAATGGATCAGTTTGAGGACGGCATTCTTGTTGCGGTGAGGAAGAAAATTCGCGCGACCATGGATCAAATTGCAGACAACATTGCCTGCGGTGGTTGCGTTTCATTTGAGGAATATAAACGCCAGACCGGGATTATCGAAGGTTTGGCGCTTGCGGAACGGGAACTCCTTGATTTACTTGAAAAATATCAGGAGTCCTAAGTATTCATCCCATAGTGGGATGCAGGGCGCTTACCAGCCCTTAATTGGTATGCGATGGGTGTAGTAATGGAATTGGACTATAAGAAGATTGACCTGAATGATTTGAAGTTGGATTCAGGTATTGAAGGTAAGCCGAATGTGTTGCCCGACCCGAAGGGCTACAAGATGCTTATTATTTTGCCAGAGTTTGAGGAAAAGACTTCTGGCGGTGTTCTCCTTCCTGGGCAGGCGCTTGAGCGTGAACAAACCGCTTCTGTGGTTGGGTTTGTGCTGAAGATGGGCGACCTTTGCTACAAGGACGAGAATAAGTTTCCCACGGGGCCTTGGTGCCAGGAAGGGGATTGGGTCGTATTCCGGGCCTATTCCGGTTCCCGCATTAAGATTCATGGCCGGGAGTTTCGTCTAATCAATGACGATACTGTAGAGGCCGTGGTGGATGATCCGAGGGGGATTTACCGCGCATGAGCGACATTGAAGATAAGGACGCCGAGGCGCCTGAATTTGAAATCATTGTAGAGGATGACACCCCGGAGGCCGACAAGGGCCGGGTTGTTGCTCCTGAGCAAACCGAGTCCGACGACGATATTAAAGTTGGGGACGACGAGGCCACACGATACAATAAAGATGTCCAGAAGCGGATTAAGGACTTGTCCTTTAAGGCCCATTCTGAACGCCGGGCCAAGGAAGCTGCTGCCAAAGAACGTGACGAGGCGGTTCGCTTTGCCCAAACTCTTATGGAAAAAAACAAGCAACTAGAGAATCTAAGGGTTTCTCAGGAAACTGCTCTAGTTGAACAGGCAAAGGGCCGGTCTGAATCTCAGATTAGCCTTTTGAAACGGGCGGCAAAGGAAGCCTTTGAGGCTGGCGATACCGAGAAGTTCATGGAGTTTAATGAGCAACTTCAAAGGTCTATCGTTGAGAATGAACGGTATAAAGGTTATCGGGCGCCTGAGCCTGAAGCCCAAGTTCATCAACTTCCTCCGCCACCGCCAAAGCCAGACGCCAAGGCCGAGAAATGGTATGAGGCCAATAGTAATTGGTTCCAGGCCGAAGGTGATCTGGAAGAAGAAATGACCGCTTATGCTTTCGGTGTGTCAGACATTCTAAGAAAAAAAGATGTTGACCCCCGTTCTGATAAGTATTATGAAG